CAGAAACAATTGAGTTCATAAAGTCAGCTCGCGACCCAATTTATTTCTTAAATACCTATGGGTATATATTTGATATAACAAAAAACACGATTGCTCCATTAAGCCTTTTTGAATATCAAAAAGGAGTTGTTAAAAATTATGAGGCAAATAAGAATAATATAGTTTTAAAATCAAGACAGACAGGCCTCTCTGTTATAACATCTGGTTATGTTTGTTGGAAAATGTTATTTAATGAAAATGAAAGAATTTTAATTGTTGCCAATGATGGGGCCGGAGCCAGAAGGTTTTTGAGTTCTGTGAAACAATTTTTAGATTACTTGCCAGCATTTTTAAGACCAGATGAGGTTCCAACCAACAATACTCAACAAATTGTTTTTTCTAATGGGAGTTGGTGTAAAGCCGTGGCTTCTGGTGGAAATGCGGGTCGTGGTGAAACGTTAACTTTGTTGGTTCTCGATGAGACCGCGTTTATTGAGAATGCCGAAGAAATTTGGATGGCTGCAGGTTTAGCATTATCTTCAGAAAGTGCGAAATGTATAATGATTTCAACACCTAACGGTACAGGAGGTCTTTATCATTCAACTTGGACAGAGACTATTAAAAAACAAAAAACAGGTAAAAAAGCATTTGTTGGAACTGAAGTGCATTGGAACCAGCATCCATATTATGCTAGAGAAGCAGAGGAAAGAACTGATGAGCATGGAAGAAAGTTTTGGTGGAGCCCTTGGTATGAAGAGCAGTGCGCACTATTAAAATATGATAAGGTTAAAATCGCTCAAGAGTTAGATTTGTCATTCGAAGGTTCAGCAGCAGTTGTTATTGAAAGTTGGATTATAGATAAGTATGAAAAGAATTGTGCCGACATTAAACCTATTTGTTATTATGATTATAAGGAACCTGAAGAAAGATTTGTTACTAATAGAGAAACAACTTTTTATGTTTGGGAAAAACCTATACCAAAAGCTAATTATATTATAGGAGGCGACGTTGCAAGAGGTGATAGTCATGACTTTTCAACATTGCAAATAATTAATGCCGACACTTTAACTCAAGTGGCCGAATTTCAGGGAAAAATTCCTCCGGATATTTTTGCTGAATTGGTTTTTAGGGCCGCAACAGATTATAATATGGCATACGTTTCTATTGAGGGAAATAATCACGGATTAGTAACTACACTTGCTCTTAGAAATACATTAAAATACCCCTATGATAAAATTCATCACTCTAAATCAATAAAGAAAATTTATGTTAGATATGGTGGCGTTAATTCTATTGACCCAGATAGTGAAATACCTGGCTTTCAAACAACACCAAGAACAAGACCTTTACTTATGAATTGCTTGGTAAAATACATGAGAGATAGTGAGGTAAAAATAAATTCAAAAAGACTACTTACAGAATTTAGAACATTTATAAATAAAGGTGAAAAGCCGGAACATGCTGATGGTTATCATGATGACCTTATTTTTGCTTTTGCAATAGGTTTGTTTATGAGGGATACTGAATTTGATAACGTATTTAAGAGTAAAGAGTTTTATAAGGCAATGTTGGATTCTATAAGTTATAATGCAAGTTCCGGAACAGGAAGGCCTGTTAATGTAGAAAAAGATGTTAAAAAGAACATTCAATCCCCAGATTCTGACTTAGGTTGGTTGTTTGGCCCAATAACAGGATAATGGTTTACTTTGAGTATAAAAAATGATTAATTTGTAAATAATAATATATAAAGAAATGGCTGAGAATAATGATGATAGTATTTTTTCAGGGGTTTTTAAAGCCCTTAGAAGAGGAAGACAAGACGCAACCAAACCAGAAAGAAATGTGTTGACTAATGCACCTGTTGCCTCAAATCCATTTGAGTCTAAACAACAAAAACAACAAGAATTTTTAGATATACAATCTAATAAGGTTGCAAAAGACCTTTATTCTAGGTCTCTTTATTATGAAGCAGATAGACTTGCTTCTTATTTAGATTTTAGAGCGATGGATTTTTCTCCAGAAGTTTCTGCGGCGCTTGATATTTTAGCAGATGAATGCGTTACGAAAAATGAGCGCGGAGAAATTGTAGCAATATATAGCGACAATTCAAGAGTTAAAAAAGTTTTACAAGATTTATTTTACAATGTTCTTAATGTTAATTATAATCTTGGTTTTTGGGCGAGAGAACTTTTTAAATATGGTGATTTGTTTTTAAAACTAGAAACAGACCAACAACAAGGAATTTACGACATTATACAACTTCCAGTTGCTGAGATGCATAGAGAAGATAATCCAGACCTTAAGCTTGGAAGAAGTGTTTTTAGATGGGATGTTGGAAATATGTTCTTCGAAGAATGGCAGGTTGCTCACTTTAGAATATTATCTGATAGCACAAGATTGCCATACGGTCGTTCAGTGTTGGACCCAGCTAGAAAATTGTGGAAACAATTACAATTAGCAGAAGATGCTATGCTTGTATATAGATGTGTTAGAGCTCCGGAAAGAAGAGTTTATTATATTGAGGTTGGAAATATTGACCCAGCTGACGTTCCTCAATATATGGAAAAAGCTAAGGCGCAAGTAAAAAAAGCTCCTATGGTAGACCCATCAACTGGAAATGTTAATTTAAAATATAGTCCAATTACTTATGAAGAAGATTATTTTCTTCCAGTAAGAGGAGATAAAAGTTCGCGTATAGAAACTTTACCAGGAGCTTCAAACTTAGGAGATATTGCTGATATAGAATATTTGCAAAATAAATTATTCGCAGCTCTTAAAGTTCCAAAGCCTTATTTGAATTATGCAGAAACAATACCTGGAGGTTCGGCATTATCTCAGGCAGATTTAAGATTTTCAAGAACAGTAAACAGATTACAACAATTTTTAATTATTGAATTAAGAAGAATTGCTAATATACATTTATATCTTCTTGGTCTTGAAGATGATATTAATAATTTTGAAATAACACTTGCAAACCCTTCTTCTCAACAAGAATTGCTTAAGTTAGAAACAATGAAATCTAGGATGGAAGTGTTTCAGGCAATGTTTACTAATGATGCAACATCTCCAGTTTCTTATACTTGGGCAATGCAATACATTATGGGCTTTTCTGAAACTGAGATAAAACAAATTATTAGACAGAAAAAGATTGAACGTAAAATGTTTACCGAAATCGAAGGTGCCCCTGATGAATATATGGAAACTGGAATATTTTCTGACCTTGATAGAAAGTTTAGAAAACCAGGATGGACTCCTGGTGCAGGCGCAGGTGGAGCAGAAGCAGGTGGAGCAGAAGCAGGCGGTGTTGATGCTGGAGTTGGCGGAGGAATTACCGGTGGTGGCGGAATGGATATGGGTATGGGAATGCCAGATGTAGGCGCAGACATGGGTGCAGACATGGGCGCAGAAGCAGGCGGAGAAGCAGGCGGAGAAGCAGGTGGAGAAGCAGGTGGAGAATTACCTCCAGAAGAGCCGTTAGCAGAAAATAAAAATAAATTACAAAAACATAATGCTGTTGTAAATCATAGAACTAAAATGCTTATGGAAAATATTGAAAAGCACTTAAAGAGTCTTAACGAAGGAAGCAATAATGAAAGTAACGAAGAAAGAGAAATTTTAGATTGATAAATAAAAATCATGTTTTACGACGACCATAATATAGACGAGCAATATCAAAAATTAAGAAAACTTTTAGTTGAAACTGAAGGTGATTTATATAAATTTATAGGTAAAACTAAAAATGATACTGCTGCATTAAGAGCAAGAAAAGTTTTAAAAGAAATAGAAGAGTTAATTATTCCATTAAGAAAAAGCATACAACTACAAAGGCAAGACAATAAAGGTCAATACTAATGGATGATAATAAATTTAACAAACCCGATGATTTTGACTTTGTTATTTATGGAGAGGATACTCGATTTGTTATTTTTGAAAAAACTGAAAGTACATCTAAATTTTACATAAATAAAATGAAAAAATATTGGCATCACTCAACAAAAATTATTTTTAGAATATTAAATAATTTAGTTAAATCAAAACAAAACACATGAGTGGCGACACATTTACTTTGTTTAGCAAGACTGTATTAGTTGAAAAAACAAGCTCTGCTTTTATGTATTATCCTTTTTGTAACAACACCCTTATAGCAGAGGAAGGAAACACTTGTTTAACTTTTGAATTAAAAAGAGGAAAAAATAATGGAAAAATATAAAATATATCGACATATAGAAAAAGAAAAACCTATTACTAGAGTTGTGTTATTTGAGAAATGTAGAAAACATGATTTTGAAAATTTTGGATTAAAATATTGGTATGATAAAAATGGCAAAGTAATTAGAGTGGATAATGAAAACAGTACTATTGATTTTGGTAAAATTTCAATAACTGGAAGTACTTATTTAGATACTGGTTATGTTTTTGCTCCATACATACCTGCTCAATTAACTCCGGTTATTTCTGAGTTTAATAGTTTTGTTCCTAAAAAAACAATACAATCTCGATATGCAGCCACTAAAATCAACACTAATTATTATGGTGTTGTAACATTATAGTTATTCATTTACTTTTTCAAGTTTCTTATTAAATTTAAATAAAATTATTAGACATGGAAGACGAATTGCAAAAAAAGGGAAGCTCAACATATTTATGTTTACAAAGCCCTGACCACATTAGTTTTGAGGTAGATTTAGTTACATTTAGAGAAAAAGGCCAACAAACAAAATATTTATCATTAAGCTTTGTTGATGAAAATCATAATCCATCACAAGTTTTTACAAAATCACTCGACCAAGAGTCTTTTAATATGTTAAAAAAGTTTTTCAGTCAATTGGATTGGAATAGTTAACTATTCTTTTTTACCTATTTAATATAAATTCTTGCAGCATGAAAATAATCAAGAAGGTGACTTTTAGTAGAGCAAAATCTTTATCAGAAGAATACGGAATAATACAAGAAAAATTCCTTGAATTAAAAAACAAAGGTGGAAAAGAAGGGGTAAATAGAATAGAGTCTATTTCAAGCCTTAATTACTTTATTGTATTGGAATATGTTAACATGGCCGATAAAATAGATTACGATAAAATTTTTCCAAATGGTGACTTTATAGTAGATGTTGAAAGTTTGCTTAGTGAGCAAGATAAAGTTATTCAACATATAAGTAAAAGAAAACCAAATTATCCTGAAGTGTTTTATAAACTTGGCCTTATGCATGAAGTTACTGGTTGTTTTCTTATTGCAACAAGAAAGTTAAATGCGAACAACATTTCTACTAAGAATACAAAAAACACAATATCTGTAAGAATCAAAAATTCAAAATTACCTATTGAAATTGAAAATATGTGTAATGATTATTTTAACGTTAAATCAGAAATTTTAAATAAAGAAAAAGAGGAATTTAGCAGATTTAACAAATTAAGTTTTGAAGAACAAGACACTATACTTCAAAACATACTCCAAAACGTCAACACAGGCTCTGCGGAGTTCTTTTATTCACAAGATAATAAAAGTATCGATAAAAAAGAAGAGTCTTTGAGCGGCTATAGTAGTGTTAAATTAGATAATGCCTTTAATCAAAATATTGAAAGAATTACTAGTGTTGAGTTCTTAAAGTCTTTATTGGCAAAGGCTTTAGATAAAGAAAATTACCTATTTTGTGCCAAAATAAGAGATAGATTAGCTTTTTTAACTACAAAATAATAATCTTTTGTAACAAAATTGTATTTACTACGTTTAAAGTGTTAAACTAATATTAAACACACAATAACGTATGAAACAACTTAAAATTGTAAAATCAATAACAAATCGAAGTGATTTATCTGTTGAAAAATATCTTTACGATATTTCGAAAATTCCTTTAATTACAAGTGAAAGAGAGATTGAGCTCGCGAAACTAATAAAGAATGGCGATAAAAACGCACTAAATGAGCTTGTTAATTCCAATTTGCGTTTCGTAGTTTCAGTAGCTAAGCAATACCAAAATAGAGGCGTTGACTTTAAAGACCTTATTAATGATGGAAATCTTGGTCTTATTAAAGCTGCTGAGCGTTTTGATGAAACTCGTGGTTTTAAATTTATTTCCTTTGCTGTGTGGTGGGTTCGTCAATCAATACTTGACTCTATTGCCAATAATGGTAGGTTAATTAGAGTTCCTCTTAATAAAATAGGACTTCAAAATAAATTTTTAAAAGTTGTTTCTGTTTTAGAACAAGAACTTCAACGTCCTCCAAGTGATGAGGAAATTATGGAAAAAATGGAACTTGAAGCAAAAGAATTAAACGCATTAACTGCAGCCATGGGAAGAGTTCAGTCGTATGATGTTCCTATATCTAGCTCCGATGGAACCTTAACTGTTATGGATGTTTTAATTTCGGATGATAATATAGAAAATAGTCCAGACATTTCATTAATGAATGAGTCAATTAAATCTGACATAAACAGAATTTTAGAAACATTACATCCTAGAGAGAAAAACATTGTTGAAAGTTTTTTTGGGTTAAATGGCAAACCCACAATGAGTTTGATTGAAATTGCTGAGTTATATGAATATTCACCAGAAAGGGTTCGACAAATAAAAGAAACAGCCTTAAGACGATTTAGAGTTTTAAATAAGGCTAAATTGTTAAAAAAATATTTAAATTAATATCAACTTTTCTCTTATGATTTAATTTGGTAATGTCTATTTAAAAACGTTATATTTGCAATGAGCAAATAAACTAATTTAAATGAGACAATTAAAAATTACCAAAAGAATAACAAATAGAGATAGCGATTCTGTAGCAAGATATTTTAACGAAGTAAGCAAAATTCCTCTTTTAACTGATAAAGAGGAAGTTGCGCTTGCTAATAAAGCATCAAAAGGAGACGAGGCTGCATTAGATAAGTTGGTACAAAGCAATCTTAGGTTCGTAATATCTGTTGCCAAACAGTACCAAAATATGGGTCTTCCTTTACAGGACCTAATTAATGATGGTAACTTTGGGCTTATAAAAGCTGCAAAAAAATTCGACAATAGTCGAGGTTTTAAATTTATTTCTTATGCTGTTTGGTGGATTAGACAAGCCATAATGCAGGCTTTGGCTGAGCAATCAAGAATGATTAGAATACCCAGCAATCAAACATCTTCTCTAAATAAAGTAAATAAAACAATTTCTAAACTTGAACAACAACTAGAAAGAGAGCCTACCGACGAAGAAATTCAAGAATCTTTAAAAGAGTTTGAAAAAATAGATTTAAAAGTTAAAGAAATAAGAATGATGGGTGGAAGAACCACTTCTTTAGAGACTCCAGTAACACAAGATGATGGAGCTTTAACTCTTTTGGATTATATTCCAAACACTGATAGTGTGAGTCCTGATTTTAATCTAAACAAAGATTCTATGGCGTCTGATTTAGAAAAGGTTCTATCCAGATTGACTCCAAGACAAAATTCTGTTGTTTGTATGTATTTCGGTCTTTTTGGAAAACAACCAATGACTCTTGAAGAAATAGGAGAAAATCTTGACTTAACAAGAGAGAGAGTTAGACAAATAAAAGACGGAGCATTAAGGACTTTAAAATGTCGCGGTAACAGTTCTATTTTGAGACAATATTTTGATGCATAATGATATTGAAAAAATATTATTTCCAAATAAATTAAATGAAAACACTAAAGGTAAATCTTTAGATGTTGATTTTTTATTTACCAAAATATTTGATTTGGACAAAGAAACAACTAAGGTAAGTGTGTCGTATTTTTTATTAAATAAAAAAATTATTTTAGACGAAGAAAACACTTTTGAAAAAAATACAAAAGTAATGGTTGTTGGACATTGTAATGAAGAAAATTTAATTAATGTATGTTTTAATGACGAAGATTCAAAAAAATATTTCTGGATTAATTTAGATGATGTTCATAGTCCAGTTGTAGTTGATGAAATTTGGAGCTTGAGTGATGCAAAATTACATAATAAAGCAATAAAAGAAAAATGGACCAAAGAGAAAAGTATAGAAAAAGATTAATAGAAGATGAAATAAAAAACAAACTAAATAGGCTTAATAGAGAAAATAAAAAAAAAGAAAAAAGCTTACAGTTTGAATCTTATTTAGATTCTTTAAAAGACCATTCTACTGGGCTTATAACTTGGAAAAACAAAAGTGATTTACTGTGGGAAGGGTATGTTAATGATAAAAAAACATTTAAATTAAGTTTTGGAATACATAAATATAGCTTGTCATTATATCCAGGCGTTGAAGTTAGTGAAGAAAACAAAAAAGATAAAACGCCAAAAACAGCATTCGATTCAGATAGTTTAAAAAAACAAGCAGAAGCAATTGTAAAAAGATTTCCTAAAAAAAATGGAAAATCCTAAACAAAAATATAATTTTATTTCATTAATAAAAGAAAGAATTATTGATAAAACAGTAACTAGAATAGCTTTATCTCCTGATTTTGCTAAAAATTCTATCATAGAGTTAGGGGATGGGTTTGAAGTATCTGTCCAGGCGAGCATGTTTCATTATTCAACACCAAGAGAAACTTTTAAATCAAATAACGATTATTCAGAATTTGAGCTTGCAATTTTTAAAGACAATAATTCTATTGTTGTAATAAACAAAAACATCAGTTTTTATGATTATGGCATTATGGCACTAAAAGATGATTCTGGTACACCTTTTGAAATAGAAGAGTTAGAACATGAAAAATTATACGGTGTATATTGTTCAAATTCTGACAGTACTCCATTGGCCTCTTATGTTGGTGGAGAACAAATTGATGTTATTATTGACTTGTTAAGAGATGTTATTGTTAAGTTAAGAAGTAGAGTTGTTTTGTTTGAAAAAGTTAAAAAAGCAACATTTTATTCACAAAATTATTCTTATTTTTATAAACTTTAATGTTTAATTGTGTTTTTTTTCTTATTTTTGTAAAATGAAGTTAAAATTAGAAAAAGACATAGTCGCACTAGATTGCGAGTCAACCGGATTATCCGTATCAAAAGATAGAATAATTCAATTAGCTATTATTAAGTATTTTGCTGATGGTAGACCCCCTTTAAGAAGAGCTAGATATGTAAATCCCGGAATACAAATTTCGCAAGAAATAACAGATATTACAGGAATAACAAATGATATGGTTAGAAATGAGCCAATGTTCTCTAAAATAGCAAAAGGATTGCTTGAACTTATAGGTGATGCTGATATTATTACATATAATGGTAATAGATTTGACATTCCATTAATAATGGAAGAATTTGAGCGTTGTGGTATGCAACTTGATATGAGTGGAAGAAGATGTGTTGATGCATTGAGAATATTTCATCAAATGGAACCTAGAACACTTAGGGCTGCAGTTAGATTTTATTGCAATGAAAAACTTGAGAATGCTCATGATGCAATGGCTGACACTGAGGCTACAGTGCGAGTGTTGGAAGCTCAAATAGAAAGATATGAAGGTAAGGAATATGAAGATAAAGAGGGGAATGTTTTACCTTCTCCAATAGTAAATAATATACAAACATTGCATGAATTCGTAAATGATGCCAATGAACTTGACTTTCAAGGTAAGGTTAAATTAAACTCTGAAGGTGTTGCTTGTTTTACTTTTGGACAATACCAAGGTCAGCCGGTAGGAAAAAGCTTAGCATCAAATACAAAGTATCTTACTTGGATTTTAAATGGGGATTTTACGGCG